TTTCCCGACCGGGGCGATTCTGGGCCGGGTATTTTCCCAAGCGATTTGGAGACCATGATGGATAAGTTTTTGCAACAATTTTTGATGTTCCTTGCAGCGTCATCGGATGAAGGTTCACCGCCTGCTGGTGGTGGGTCTGATGATGGTGGCAGTGGTGAGGAAGAACAGAGCAAAAACGAGGCTACTGATGATCCGACACCTGACCAGGCTGATGGCCTAGGTGAGGGCGGTAAGAAGGCGTTGCAGGCTGAGCGTGATGCTCGCAAGCAGGCTGATAAACGTGTGGCTGAACTTGAGACTCAGCTTGCTCAGGCGGGTTCAGCGAATGAAACCGCATTGCAGGAAGCCCTACAGGCCGCGAAGCAGGCCCAGGATGATCTTGCAGCGTCCCAGCTTGCCGCGAGCCGGTACAAGGTTGCTGGACGTTTCGGGATCTCTACTGAGGTCGTGGAGGGTGAAGAAAAGTCTCAAGCCGAGATACTACTCACCGGGGCGACTGAGGAAGAAATGGTCAGTCAGGCAAAGATCATCGAGTCATTCCGTCAGACCGCTCAGAGTGATGCGCTGGTCGATCCTACACAGGGTGGCGGTTCTGGTGGTGGACGTCCAACGTTCGAACCAGAGCCAGGTACACCACGTCTTGCTGCTGCACTCGATACAGCGATCAAAAACAAATAAGCGTAGGCATCATTTCCTGTTGCCTGCGAACAAACAACTTTTAGGAGGCCGAAATGGCTGTAACTCTTGCACAAGCTGCAGTAAACGAGACGGACCCGGTACGTCGGGGCGCTCTCGAATCTGCGGTGAAGGTCTCGCAGGTATGGGACCGACTCCCCTTCGAGGGTATTGAAGGTAACGCTTACGCTTACGAGAAAGACAAGGTACTTCCAGGTACTGCTTTCCGTACTGTGAACGAAGCGTATGTCGAATCTACTGGTGTCGTGAATCAGGACACTGAGCGTCTGGTCATCCTTGGTGGTGACGCTGATGTTGACCGTTTCATTGAGCGCACGTTCTCTGCATCGACTGGTGTGTTGATGGCGTCTCAGATTGAGATGAAAATTGAGTCTGCTCAGGGCACGTTTGTTGATGCCATGTTCAATGGTGACGTTGATGTGAATCCGAAGGGGTTCGATGGTCTCAAGAAACGTTTGATTGGTGACCAGGTGATTGATGCTGGGTCACCGTTGGGTAGTGAAGATTTCTTGGATGATCTTGATCTGTTGTTTGGTCAGGTTCATGGTGATCAGCCGGACGTTGTGTACGCTCCTGGTCGTGTCATTACTCGCCTGAAATCGTTGGGTCGCAAGGTCGGTGGCGCTGACTACATCAACTCGGAGATCACTGGTAAGCGTGAGTTCACGTGGAATGGTGTTCCGTTTGTTGATCCAGGTGAGCACTGGTCTGGTCGTCGTATCCTGCCGTTTGATGCTGCTGGTTCTGACCTGTATGCGGTGAAGTTTGCGAATAACTTCAACGATCACGGGATCATGGGTATCACTAATGGCGGGTTGCAGGCGTACTTCCTGGGTGAGCTGGATGAGAAGCCTGCTTACCGTACTCGTATTGATTTCTACACCGGTCTGGTCGCTCAGGGTGGACGTGCTGCTGCTCGTCTGCGCGGCGTCACTCTGGCCTAAGAAAGGGTTGATCATTCATGGCAACGAAGAAACAGCCGAAAACTACTCGGCTTTCTGATGATGTAACGAAACCACAGCCGACTGATGCGGGGGATGCGCCTGCGGATACTTTCGATGAGAAAGAACGTGCCACATCGGTTCGCCCTGATAAGTCTGCTGCGGCTGCTGCAGGGCATAAGACGGTCAATGCTGTGGTCCCTGCTGAACCGATCGCGGATGACGCACCGACGTCTCAGGGGCGTACTGAGACGTACACGATCTATGACAACGATAACCAGCCGATTGAGGTGACTCGTGACCTGGACACCGGCGAAACAACTGTCGGGGCAGGTGGCGAGTAAACCACGCTTAGCAGGTAGACGAGAGGGGCGGTCATGAGTGAAACCAGTGTAGACGGTATTGCTGAGGCTCTTGGCCGTCCCATTGTCCCACCTGAGACATTGCAGGTTCAGCGGTGGGTTGACCGGGTGGAGAACCGGATTCGTCGTCGTGTGAAAGACCTCGACGAACGGTTGGAAGATGACCTGTATCAGGATACGTTTACGGGGATTGTTGAAGATGTTGTTATCCGCCGGATCAACAACCCAGAAGGGCTGCGATCTGAGCGGATTGATGACTACTACTACGACCGCGGCGACAACAAAGCCGACCTGTGGCCGACCGAGGCGGAATGGGCTGAACTCATGCCAGCATCATCGTCAGCTGCGTTCTCTACCCGCCCAGGGTTTGAGCCTGGCTGGAAGCGGTGGCACCGATGGTGAACATTGGTCCTGTACTGCGTAAAGGCCGTGCTAGGACTGAGCGGCGGATGCGTGCCACAGCGATTGTGGAACGCAAAGTAGGTACCACAGTGGACGATTACGGGTTTGAGGTCCCTGATCTGCAGCAGATCTACCCTGACCCGTCGTGGCCTGATGACCACCCGCATGCTGACGGTAAATGCTATTTCCGATACCCAGGGTTAGCGTTTGAAACCGATTACGACTCTATTGGTGTGACTATCACACAAACACGGATCGTGGGACGTTTCCCGTTCGCTGTCGAATTTGAGGTTGGCGACGTCGTAACCATCATCAATGATCCTGACAACCCGTACTTGGCCGGCACAGAGCTCCGTGTGGCATCAGGTGATGACCAGTCGCAGGCCACAGCCCAACGAGTGCTACTCGATAACAACCAGAAGGGGGTGGAAGAAAATGACTAAAAAACGTTTCATGAAAATCCGGAACACGTTGACCGGTAAGACACGTGATGTTGTGTTGCCCTCACGTCCAGCAGCCAAAACAAAGGCTCCTGCGAAGGCACCAGCGTCATCTGTTGTGAAGGATGGTGAGACTAGTGGCAAGGATAAGCGTTGACACCTCCGAAGTCCGAGCCCTCATCGCTGACATGACCGGGGTTGATGCCAGGTTACGTCCTGATGTTTCCTCAGTCATCCACAAAGGCGCGAATAATGTTGTTCGCGATCTACGCTCTGAAATGGGCTCATCAGCATCGTTCGGTCACCTTGCAGGTGGTATTTCGTATGACATGGTTGATGACTTTGAAGCCGAAATTGGGCATCATAAAGCTGGTCATGGGCAGAAGAAAGCGCCGCGTCGTGGTGCGAATATCGCCTATTTTGGTACCTCAAAAGGTGGCGGCTCGGTTGAAGATCCAGAGGAAGCATTGAACCGGGAGCTACCGGCGCTTGAGGAACATTTGGGTGATATCGCTGAACGGGCTGTTTTCGGATGAGAGCACTCATTGATTCGCTCATTGAACGTGTTCAGTCTGAGACACCGTACAAAGCCTATTTTGGTGAAGTCACCGGCACCCCACAATATCCGTATGTGTTGTTGTGGACGTCTACCGGGAAGTTAGAGCAAAACACGTTGGCTTGTGAACACGACCTGTCAGACCGGCTCGGGGTCACGATGGTCGCAACCACCAGTCAAGGTGTGTTGTCCATGTCCTCACACGTCAGACGGGCGCTCACGGGGTATCAGCCAGAGTCGGAAACGTGGTTAGTCGAAACACTACGACCACCATACGATTCACAGCCCATTGAGCGTGACCGAGACGTGAACATACCAAATCACGGCTACCCTTCCTACGCAGTCGATCTTTACCGACTAGCAGGCACAACCAGATAACCCAGACACGACAAGCTGACCATCCAAAGCCTTTTGGGTGGTTATTTTTATGCCCACTTGTTAGGGCGAACACTCTCTAAACGAAAGGGGCTAAAAATGGTCCGACTACTTGCCGACGCAAAAGATACCCTCCTCCTCCTCGATGAAATGCCCGAAGACCCACGCAGCGCCACCACAGCAGACGTACAAGGCGAAGACGCATCCTGCTCTGTTGGTAAAGCAGGGTTCACTCTCGGCGCTGGCGCGCCAACCACCACCGAAGATACGGCGTTGTGTACCGAAGGTGAAACCCAGATCCCTACCGCCAAAACTTACGAAGTGACCGCCAATATTTACCGGTTCTTCGATCCCGAAACCCAACAGATTGATCCTGAGGAAGATTTCTTTTTCCAAGCGGTCAAAGACTTCGGCTCCGAGATCGTGGTTGCGTACCGGGAAGGCGGCAAAGAGCACACTGAACCGCCAGCATCTGGTGATGAGTGGTCTTTCTACAAGCTTGTCGCTGGTGGTATGGGGCGCGCAACTGAGCGTAGTGGTTATTCCAAGC